CTCTATTTACAATTATCAAGTTAAGTTTTTTCGCATTCCCTTCTTGATCTAACAATGATGCTGGAAACGCTATAAAATTTATTTTACGTCACTAGCAAAACTCTAAAATATTTTATTTTCGTTCGAAAGCCGCCCACGTCCATCAATTTCGCTTACTCGGTGATGCACAGCTGCATTTGGACAACCGCCCAGCCAAATGCAGCCCGGTAGCGCTGCCCCCATCCCTGCCGCGACATGGGGCACATGGCCGATGCAACCTTCACCGCCGTAGACCTGTCACGCATTCCGCTGCCTGACGCTGTCGAGGAACTTGATTTCGAGACCCTCTTCGCGCGGGCGCTGGCGCGCATGAAAGCGCTGATGGCGGAAGAGGGCGTCGATTTCGATGGCCGCGAAAGCAACCCTTCCACCCGCGTCCTTCAGGTGTTCGCCTACGAGGTCCAGCTGCTGCTGCAACGCCTCAACGAGGCCGTGCGGGCGGTCATGGTCGCCTATGCTGTAGACAACGACCTCGACAACCTCGCCGCCGGTTTCGGCGTCGTCCGCCGGACCATCACCCCCGCCGACGATGTGCTCGGCATTCCGGCAGTTATGGAAAGCGACACCGAATTCCGCCGCCGCATCGTGCTGGCACCCGAAGGCTATTCGGTCGCCGGTCCCGAGGGCGCCTACATCTACCATGCGCTCTCGGCCCATCCCAATGTGCTCGACGCCAGCGCCACCAGCCCCGCGCCGGACGATATCCGCGCGCTCGTGCTGGGCGTCCTGCAAGCCAATGCTGCCAGCAATGCGCTGGTGGCGGCGATGACCACCGCGCTCGACGGCGCGATCTGGCCGGGCGAAGTCATCGTCTCGCTCCTGTCCCGTGTCGACAGCGGCGCCGCTAGTGCCGATCTGATCGAGGACGTAAGCGAGTACCTCTCCAGCGAGGACATTCGCCCGCTGACCGACCATGTCATCACGCAGTCAGCCGAAATTGTGCCCTACACCGTCGAGGGCACAATCAAGACATTTTCCGGTCCTGATGGCGGCGTCGTCATGGATGCCGCGCTCACCAGCGCGCAGGCCTATGCTGACGAAAGCCACCGGCTCGGCCGCGACATCACCCTGTCCGGCCTTCACGCGGCCCTGCACGTCGAAGGCGTCCAGAATGTCCAGCTGACCCAGCCCGCCGCCGATATCATTGTCTCACGAACGCAGGCGCCCTTCTGCACCAAGATCGACGTCACCTACGCAGGCGTTGACGAATGACCTTCGCCTCCCTCCTGCCGCCCGGCTCAACGGCGTTGCAAAAGGCCCTCGAACGGGTCGGCTCGGAGATGCTCGACATCCCGATCCTTGTCCGCGCGGTAAAGTCGGCCGACGAAAGCCCACTGCAGTTCCTGCCGTGGCTGGCGTGGGAGCGCTCGCTCGACAACTGGTCATCCGACTGGTCCGAAGCTGTCCGCCGCGAGCGCGTTCGCCAGGCGATCCCGATCGCGCGGCGAAAGGGCACGGCGGCATCCGTGCGCGCAGTGGTCCAGAGCTTTGGCGGATCGGTTGCTCTGCGCGAATGGTGGCAGATGGAGCCGAAGGGCATTCCGCACACCTTCGACCTCGTGCTGAATCTCGAACAGAAGGGAGCACCCGCGAGCGCCGCCTTCGTCGATCAGGTCATTGCGGAAGTTAGCCGCGCCAAGCCGGTGCGCAGCCACTTCACCTTTACGCAGGGCGTCAATGTCGAAGCCGATATCCGCCTGATCGCGACCATTCGTCCCACCCTCTTCGCTCGCCTGTCCTGTATGGCACCGGCGGCCTGACCGGAGCACCCATGGCCCTTACCATTACTGTCACTAACGCCGGGCGCGCCGCTCTGGTGAATGCGAAAAACACTGGCACCGCAGCCGTGACGATCGCGCAGGTCGGCGTGTCCGGAAGCGCCGTCGTTCCCTCCCCGGCCGCAACCGCGCTGCCGGGAGAGAGCAAGCGCATCGCGACTATCTCCGGCGACGTCGTCGCTGACGATACGATCCACCTGATCGTCCGCGATGAAGGAACCTCGGTCTACACCGTGCGCAGCTTCGCCCTGTACCTCGCCGACGGCACGCTGTTCGCGATCTATGGCCAAGCCGATCCGATCCTCGAAAAGTCTTCGCAGGCAATTATGCTGCTCGCGATCGACGTCCAGTTCGCCGACATCGCCGCGAGCCAGCTGACGTTCGGCGACACGAACTTTCTCAACCCGCCCGCGACCACCGAAGTCCAGGGCGTTGTTGAACTGGCGACGCTCACCGAAACGATTTCCGGCCTAGATGCCACGCGTGTTCCCGCCGCCAAGATGATGAAGGATGCGGTCGCCGCGTGGCTCGACGCGCGCTTCGGCGCGAACAACGCAGGTATCTGGCATCCCGGCAACGACGGTGCGGGCTCGGGCCTCGATGCCGATCTGCTGGATGGCCAGCAGAGCAGCTTCTACGCCAATATCCCTGCGCGCCTCGGCTTCTGGCCGGTGCAACAGGGCACCGGCAATGCGCAGCTGACCAATTCCGTAAAGATCGGTTGGAGCGCTGCCAACCGGCTCAAGGCCACGGTCGATTCTACCGACCTCGGCAATTTCGTGTTCGACGGCCATCTCACGGGCATGTGGACGGCATCGAATGACGGTGCCGGCTCCGGACTTGATGCCGACCTACTCGACGGGCAGGACGGCAGCTACTACTCGAACGTCATCGCCCGCCTCGGCTACACGCCCATCAACAAGGGTGGCGACACCGTCACCAGCCAGATCAGCTATCTGCTCGCGGATAACTCGGCCATCGGTGCACGCACCGGCTCCACCGGCACACCGCTTGAGATCCGGGGCAATGGCACTGGCGCCGCCGTGATGACCTTCCACCGGCCCAATTCCTACGCAACCTTCTTCGGCCTCGACACCGACAACAAGTTCAAGTTCGGCGGTTGGTCGGCAGGCGCTGCGTCCTACGAGTTCTGGCACACCGGCAACGATGGTGCCGGGTCGGTCAAGGCCACCTATCAGAACGGCCTGCTGCTGAAGAACGGCTCGGGGAATTACCCGACCGCGATCCACCGCAATGACGGCAGCAACTACTACATCCTGTTGAGCGCGGCCGGGACCGGTGTCACCGATGTCTGGAACGAGCTACGTCCCTTCCAGATCAATCTGGCGAACGGGCGCCTCGGCTCGGCCAACGGCCAGGATTTCTCTGGTGGCATGGCCGTGAGCGGCGCGATGACCCTGAACGGCGGCACGGTCTGGTCTCTGGTCAATGACGGCGCCGGGTCCGGGATGGACAGCGACATGCTGGACGGCCTCCATGGCTCCCAGTTCATGCGCAACTATGTGAACGATTGGGTTAGGTCGGAAGAGGGCGTCAGCCGCTTTCATTTCACCGCGAATGGCTCGACATACGCCCGAGTGATCGGGACGTTCATTTGGCAGAACAGCTCTAACGCCAACATCGCCACGGTCGACGAAGGCGGCAACTATTGGGGCAACGGCGAGGTCAATGCCCTGCGCTTCCGTGCCCGCGCCAATGGCGACGGGCTGGCGATCTCGATCGGCGACGATGCCTGGATCGGGGACGTCAATTGGACGAACGGCATCGCCATCCGTGGCCAGCAGGACGGAAATGCCGGATATGTCACCTTCGGCACGTCCGGCCTTGGGCTGGGCTGTAATGCAGGAGATGCCACGCTTCGGTACGGCGGCCAGCCCGTCTGGTGGGCAGGCAATGATGGCTCGGGATCTGGCCTCGATGCCGACCTGCTCGATGGGTGGCAGCTTCAGGATATCTTGCCCTCGGGCAGCTTGGCCGCGACCGGTTACACCCGGCTTCCGAATGGGCTCATCATGCAGTGGGGGACGATCACCTGCGGCAACAATTCCTATGGCTCGCTGACTTTCCCGATCCAGTTCCCGAACGCCTGTTTCCACATCCACTCGGGCGTAGCCACCGAAGTCGGCAACGGCGACGCGCAGGCCAACTGCCCGCTGCCCTACAGCGTGACCCGACTGGGAGCCAG